GTAGTTCATTCGCTGCAGGATCGAGTTCTCATCCAGCGAACCGAAGTGATCGAACAGCTCCAGCCGCCCGCCGCCGGTGATCACCTTGTCGGCCTGGGCGATGCGCAGCATTTCCTCCTCGGTGATACCGGCATAGTTCTGCCTGGCGTGGAGCTGGATGCCAGCTGCCATACCAACGAACCGGAAGATCGCTTCATCAACGGTCTCCTCCAGGCCGATCCAGCCGACCTTCTTGCCTTTCTCCATCAGGCCCATGGCCAGGGCACGGGCGAAGGTGGTCTTGCCGATCCCGGAGCCGGCCACCAGAACGACCAGCTGGTTGTCATAGAAGGGGGTCTTCTGGTTCCACCAGACAAAGGACGAGTCGGTGGCAGTGCGTTGCGGTGGCCGCAACACCAGCCCCTGGTAGTCGGACGCTGGGCGGATGCCATCAGGCCTGACCTCCTTGGCTGCCATGACGGCATCACGGACGGCCATCGAACCCAGTTCGACCAGGGTGTCATTGGCATCCTTCCTGGGGAAGATGACGCGCCTGACCTTGCCTGCATCGAACAGCCCCATCAGATCCTTGGCGGCCTTCTCGCCGGGTTCATCCATGTCGGTGGCGACATAGATCACCTTGAACTGCAGGTAGAAGTCGAGCTGCTTCTTGATGAAGGCCGCGGCATTGCTGGCTCCGTTCGGCACGCTGATGCCAACGACCTTGCCGCCGGTGGCCTGGGTGATCGAGGGGGCGTCGATCTCCCCTTCGCAGATGGCGACGGCGTCATGGTGACTGGGGTTGGCCAGGTGGGCACCGAAGCCAGCGATGGGAGTGTTGTCGCCATCCCACCAGACGCGGGTCTTGTCTGCCGTGCGCCACTTGCGAGCAACCACCATGCCGGCTTTGTCCCGGTACTGGAAGACCAGCACGGTGCCGTCACGCTGAATGCCGTACTGCTCCAGGGTGCGGGTATCGAGGCTGCGGAAGGGCGCCTCCCAGGGCGTGGAGACGAACTCCCTCATGGCCCCCACAGACGGAAGTCCGGCGGAGATGTCCTTCGATCTGGGATTGACTGGCTCGGGCCTGGGGTGCTGCAGGTCAAAGACGTGGCGGGCCTGACAACTGAAGCAGTAGGAGTGTGCTTCATAGATTGCAAGTGCATCAGAACTCCCGCAGTCAGGGCAAGGCTGATGAGTGTCAATGGTCGCCTCATCCGGCATCGTCCTCCAGCAATGGGGCGAGGTTGGTCACCATTCCGGTTCGTCGTCCGGCGTAAACGGCGAGAACTTCGTGGGTGGTGAACGACTTCTTGCATTTGGCGCATTGTCTATACCTTCGGTTGAAATCAGAGAATGACTTGACCTCCCGAACAATCGAGTCGGAAGAACCGCAGTGCGGACAGTTGATCATTGGGTCTCCCAGATGAGCTTCATTCGGATGTGCGCTTCCTTGACGGATGACTTGACGTGTCTGGCAGCGATGGCACGGATGACGTTCACGTTGTCGTCAGCCCAGATCAGGCCGTTGCCTGCATCCATGACGCTGCCGATGCGGTTGTCCAGATCACCGCGGCATGGGCCGTAGAAGTTCACCACCATGCAGTTGATGTGCTTGAGGGGTGGATCTATCCACCATTCGCCCATGTAGGCGCGGACCTTGCGCTTCCAGTCCTTGTATTCCTTGTCCATGTACGGCCTGGCAACCCGGAAGGTGCTGCGAGGCCGCGGCTTGGACATGGGTCTGAATGGAAGGAGCAGGTCCCTGCTTTCAACCCTCACCGTCGTCTTCCCGTTGGGAGCGACGTTGCTGCTCGAGCAGTTCACGCTTGAGGTACAGCTGCTCCAGGGCCTCCAGGCGGAAGGCCACGGCTGACTGGTACTCCAGGTCGTAGTGATCCATCAGAACGGCACCGCCTGCGCTTGATCCACGAAGCCGCCTGGCACCACGCCGAACTGGTCCTCGGGGTTGATGCGCTCGTACTCGACCAACTCCACCACCTGGACAGCCCGTGGCTGGAACGTCATGCCGCAGCCGGAGGGGCTGGACCATCCGTAGATGTCGAAGGCGATGCAGAGCTTCGAGCCGTTGCCGATCTCCCGACGGGCATCCCAGGGGTTCTTCGCGGCATCGAAGATCGTCGGCCCCTCGGATTTGGTGCCGTCCTTGCGGGTGAATTGCGGCAGCTTGAACTTGACGATCGCCTTGCCGGCATCGTCGCCGGTGCCATTGGTCCAGGGGTAGGCCTTCGAGGAGGCCCGCAGGTCACCGTGGACCTCCTTGTACTTGTCCTCCATCTGCTGCAGCCAGACGACGTGGTCCTTGTTGCTCATGTCAAGCAGCAGGTCAACGCTCCAGCTGGGGGGCTTGCTCGGGTCGAACTTGTTGTCGCGGGCAGGGCCGACGATCTTGCACCAACGCACTTCGGCGATGGGTGTCTTGAGCAGTTCTTTCGCCATGCGGCAGGTCGTGGTTCGTAGGCCTGCCGACCCTACCCTGGACCTCTACGGCCCCGCAAGGCTCGTAGGACAAGTCCCTTGAGACTTCAGCTGAAGATGTACGGGTTGGTGCCGATCAGCGCAGGCGGCAGGTCAGCTGCTGCAGGTGGCTTGGGGATCTTCAGCCCAGTCCTGGCCTGGATGTCTTCGTGCCAGACCGCCAGCCAGTCGGTCCGATACAGCCCCGCAAAGTTCCAGATCAACTGGTCGTGCATTGCCTTGGCGTGTAGGGGTGTTGTTGCAAAGCAGTCGTGGTTTGTCACAAGCGGCGCACCCAGCCGACCCATCGCGTTGGTCACATGGGTGACCAGGGCGGCATCCATGGAATGGACGGCATTGGCGCAGGCGCTTTTCCCGGCACGGCCTGGATCGAGCTTTGCCTCGATCGGTGCATCGGAGAACCTGAACGACATTCGCCTGCCAAACAACAGCGTTGAGACCTTGGCGGTGATCAGCATTCGATCGGCCATCCGAATCGGGAACCCGTTGGCGCCGGTCCATTCGACGGGATACCCCTGGTTCATGCAGGTTTTGACGACGGCCCTGAGCCATGACTTCACCGTCATGCAGGGGGACACCACGCCCATCAGCTCGCGCCACAGGTGGCTGGCCAGGTACTTGGCTGGCCTGGCGACCTTGTAGGCAAACTCCTCCAGCGGCACATAGTTGTAGTGGTCGTCCATCACATCGACCAGGTGGTCGCAGACGCTCATGTAGCTGCCCCCGTAGGGGGTGGAGAGCACCGGTCCCTTCACGAGCGATCGGGTGATGCCTTTCTCCAGCCAGAGGCCAGCCAGCGTGCGCTTCATGTCGGTGTCGCCCAGCTCCAGGTCGGTGCGCAGGGCTGCCTGCACCTTCTCGGCCACCAACGTGTAGAGATCCCTCGGGGTTGATCCCCAGACGTTGCACAGCCGGGCGATGTCCTTCTGCCTGGTCATTGCTGACAGGATCCCCAGGCCGGAAGTGGTCTGATCCAGCCGGATCGGCACACCCGTAGCGCCGGTCTCCAGCGCTTCCTTCAGGCCGCGGCAGAGCTGCAGGAACTGCCATGGATCTTTGGCTGATCGCCACAGTTCAAGCCGACCCAGCGGGTCCTGGGCGGCCATCAGCATCTGCTGGCGGTGGTCAACGCCCCACTGCAGGCGATCGCTCCATGTGCTCCTTGACAGGCCGTAGTGACCGGCGGCTGCCTTGAAGATCCAGTCGAGACCATCAGGGCCGAGCGGTTCCGGCTGGAAGGACAGCATCGACTTCTCGTAGTCGGGGCCCTGGTGGGTGACGTACCGATTGATGCTGTAGACCCTGCCGCGGTGATCCGTTTGCATCGCCTGCCAGATCGTCCGATCGGCGAACATTTCGGCGTGCTGGATGCCCCGTTCGATCTTCACGCGGGAGCCGCGGTTCTTCTCCCGATCGCGGTGGGCGATGGCAGCCAGCCGGTTCCGTTCACGCAATGCCTCCGGTGATGGGTCATGACCGAGCCGATCGGGGACCTCCATCGGCACCCGCCGGCAGGAGAACAGGCCATCAATGCCGTTGTCCCAGGCCACCCGGATCAGCTCAACCATTTCGCCTGACACCTGCAAGGGGACGTTCTGCAGGGTGTTGACGGCTGAGAACACGTTGCTCATGTCCGCCTTGCGGTACGGATCCATGGCGGTGGTGAATCGGTTCTCCATGTCCTGCGTTGGAGCTCTCACCAGGGGTTCCTGGTTGTCGAGCATCCCGCCACCGAACACATCACTCCATTCCCGGGGAGGACAGACCATCGGGCTGTGGGCTGTCGCCACTGCTGACGGCGGGCAGTCCCGAATGACTTCCAGTGCCGCTTCGGTCGGCTCAACAATCCACCGCGGGCGCTTGCCTTTACCAGCTCCGGCCTTCCTGCTGCAGAACAGGCCGGTGGATTCCATGGCATCGAGCAGGAAGTTTCCGACCTGGAACTTGGCCTTGTCATTCCAGTCGGGGCACGGACAACTCAGGGCACGCATCACCTCCTTACTGGCGATGGCCCGGCGGGACAGGCCAGAGCTACGAAACAGCTTGCGTTGCGTCATCGGTGACTTTTGCCGCAACCGCATCAACCGCGTCTCGTTCTCCAGGGCCTTGCCGATGCCCTGGCAAAAGCTGATGTGGGTCTGGCGTCTGGTCAGTTGATCCAACGCTGTGATGAACGCGATCGCCGCCACCTGCTCCAGCGAATCGAACTCGTTCAGGTACGGCAGGGCAGAGCCGTGGATGCGGGCCTTGGCTGGGTTGCAGGCGAACTCCTCGACGCTGGCTTTCAACGCCTCCACCACCTGCTGGTGCAGGCCGCGAAACAGCATCCGGCCATGGGGCAGGGCCGATTCCTTCTTGATCTCCCGCAGCCGGCGCTCAGCCGACTCCTGCGCCAGCTCGGATCGTTTCTTATCTCGCAACTGCTGCTCTTTCTGCAGCTGTTCGAGGAGGTGGATGTCTTGCAAGTTGCGAGCAACCGGTTGCCAAAAGCAACTTATCCACTCCACCCCCGTATCGTCCCTGCCTGCGTTGTTGTGATCGGGGGTTTGATCTGTTCTGCGGGGATGTAAGGCCGATCTGGCGGATTTTAAGTCCGCTGCGTCTACCAATTCCGCCATGCCCCCGGCGGTTCTCAAGGTCGGTTGCTGGTCAGTTGCAGCAAGTTGCCGTGACTGAACCGCAACTGATCCGACCCTGCGGACGCAGCGGACCATAGACCCTGACGGTTCAACACTTCAAGACATGCATCAAGCCGTGTTGCATCGAGGTGGAGGTACCGCTCACACGCAGCGGTGCTGCGATGCCCCAGCCAGGTCTTGATCTCGATCAGGCTGCGCCCTGCTGCCGCCAGACGCGATCCGCAGGTGTGCCGGGCCGTGTGGATGGTCAGCCCTTCGTTGGCCAGCCCCAGGGCGGCCAGGGCCTTCTCCAGGCTCCAGCGCATCGCGTGATAGCTGACGGACCACACCGGCAGATGCGGCATCGGTGGTGTGTAGGGCTCGATCGCTGCTCTGGCCCGGTTGGTCAGGCCCAACGTTCGGTTGCCTTGCTTGTTGTCGGCGCTCTCCTTCCAGAAGGTGACGATGCCCCGCTGCAGATCAAGGTGCCGGCCACGCAGCCGCGCTGCTTCGCTGAACCGTGGCCCCATTTCGGTGAGGAACACGAACAGATCAGCCTCCTCCCGGCGGCCCCAGGCCAGCAGCAGGGACGCGATCGCTTCGATCTCCTGCGGCGCGTAGATCCTTTCCTTCTGGTTGTTGACCTTCAGGCCCTTCGGCAGCTGGGGCAGGGTGTCAACGCCATGGGCGATCGCCATTTCGCGCATCACCCGGATGGCTGACACCTTCTTGTTGATGGTGCTGGGGCGGTTGCCTGCTGCTGTCATGGCCTCCCGGAAGGCATTGACCTCCCGGCCACCGATCGCTGCCACTTCCATCCCGGCACCGAAGAACGCAACCACCTGCTTCGCGTAGATCAAGGCCGTTCGTTCGTACGGCTTGCCTCGCCATACCTTGGCCTCAGCATCCAGGAGCGCCCGCTGCAGTGTGTAGACGGCCCTGGTGGGCGCCTGTGCTGGTGCCTCGTGCTGCTGGGCCATGAAGGCCGCCAGCTTGGCCTGTGCCTCCTGCTTGGTCTTGCCTTTCAGCTGGCGTCGCTGGCCTGCTGCCGTGTAGCA